GGTCAACTTCATTCAATCCATCGGCATCAATATAGACTCCATCAGGTACAGTTCTAGCAATAACTTGCTGCAACTTTAAATGAGTTATCTGTATTAAATCAGCAAAAGGAATCATTCGTCTTACTAGAGACTCAATAACTCCTTTGTACATTCTTGGTGCTACGGCAACATAATTTGGTAAAGCGTGCTGAGAAGAAGACTTTGGTCTAACCATATTCTCTGCAAGCTCCCACTTGAGAATAATATTAGTTCCCATAACCATCACCCCATCATACCATACATCGATAGTCTTTTCTATTTTCTCGAACTTTCCGTCTTCCATCATTTCTTGTGGAGGATTAAAAGTATCGTCTTTTTCTATCATTTTAGAACCACCGCCCTCAAGTATTCTTTTCTTATAAACCATCTTCTTAGTGGTTTTATAATTGAAATACATTAATGTACAAGTGTCTCTGTAAAAAATATCATTCTCATAAAACTGAGCTACATTATAATAGTCATACCAACTCTGACTGTATTTAGATATTTCTTCTAAATCTTCACGAGTAAGGCTTGGGTCTATCTTTAATAGTTCAGCAATAGGTAATGTTTTAATCTCTCCCCAATAAAAACAATCTTTAAAGTGAGGGTCTTCAGTGTAGCTGTATACAACATTAGCTGGGTCTACATAAGATATTTGAACTCCAGCTCCAGGTAGGAACTCATGTTTTGCTACAGACATACCTATAACTGTAGAGTCATAGTCTATTTGTTTACGAATATCATCATAATGATTTTCAGAAAACATAGTATCTATAGCCTCTTCCTCCGCAATTTCAATTGCAGGTTTATAGTTTAGATTCATATAAAGAGAAAGCTCCTCATCAGAAGAAGGAAGCTCATCAGGGTCCATAATAAATGGGTCTACACCTGTCTGCTCCTGTATCGTAGTCAAGATATCTTTAGCAGCCATTTGGCCCTCTATCATATCTTGATACTTACTTCTTTTGGCTTGCGATAATGCGTCTTGAGCATAAGCTTTAACCTTAAACTCTCGGTCTTGCATACCGTTAACAACGATATCTACAAACTTTGGCAATATAGGAACTGGTGTCCAATCTAAGTTTAGATAAGACAAGTCTCCGTCTACTGCAATTTCGTTTTTATATTTGGCAATTGACTGCTCCCCTCTTGCGTATAAACGCAGTCTGTGAAAGTCTCTCCATTGATTGTAGTATCTACACTGGTTTCCATCTTTTTTAAACCATTCGTATTGAATAGCTTGTCCTATCTGTAAACCAAATTCGTTCGTAGCTTTTTCAGCATCAGAAACAAATTGACTTGGAAAGCCTGTAGATGCAATGTCTATTGTAACATCCTTCATCTATCTTATTTATTCACTTAAATTTCCCTTATTTGTATACCTTGCAAAGTTAAGGTTTATTTTTGATTGTTTTTTCTCTACTTGATACATATGCCTTTGTGTAGCCATAACAGCTAATCCAGAACTAATACTCGCATCAAACTTAGTTCTGTTACTTATATCAAACTTTGCCCAGTCCTCTAAAGTCCTGGTAAACAACATATTCCCCATATCTCCGGACTCTCTAAACTGTCCATCAAAATCTATCCCTACATTTTTTTCTATGTAAGATTCAATTGCAGCAGCGTGAGACTGCTTTACATCCTCAGAACTATTAGGTATACCTCCTAGCTCTTTCTCTGTTTTTGATAGCTTGGACATATGCTTATCAGGTCTGTTCATGGAAAAACCTCTATATCCTCTGTTCTTAAAATGATACAGTAATCTAGGCTTGTTATTCTCCACTAATATTGGCATACCATAAAACACACAAGCCATCAATACTTCTTCAAAAAATATCTCAGCTGTTTGCGGCCTAGCTACATACTCTAAAAAAAACTCATTAGCAGGAGCTTCCTCCATGCTAAACTTAGTCATTCCATGTAAAGCTCCATTAGAACCTCCACCGCCGACAGTTCCAGATATATCATAAGAGTCACATCCAAACGCTCCCATATGGTCATTGCCTGGAAACTTAATGCCTCTCCTATCAATAACATTATTTTGCAATCCCTTTGATGGTGTCCAGCTAATTAAAAACCTACCTCTCTTGTCAGGACTAAAAGCCACCTTAGTATCTTTAATTCCATTCTGCCAATAAAAGTTCCCTCTTGTTAAGTGGTGTTCTAGTATTAAAGAATCGTTATAGTCTATCTGTTGGTATATTTTTGTAAGATTAAAAAGAGAAGACTTACTCTCATCTCTAAATGCGTGTGACTCTGTTCTAGGAAACTGTCTGTAAAATTCGTTCAGTGCATCCGCATCTGATTTTAGAGAATCTACTTCAGCCTGCCAATAGTCTATAGCTCCGTTAGTAATCCATTCTCCATCAACACCCTTTCGTTTTTCTTTAGGAGCTATAAGAACTGGCTGCCCATACACATCTATAAATCCTTCCATGTTCATTTCCATAGGAATAAACAAAGAATACATGCCGCTTTTAGTTTGTCCGTTAGCGTTTCTTTTGTTTACATCAGAATCTTCATAGAGCTTTTTAAAATTACTACCGCCTTTATCAAGAGCATTTGAAGTAGAGCCCATCAAACACTTACCTATTATCTTACTACCTAACCTTAAACAAGTCTTAGTGACTCTCCAGTTGTTGAGTATATTATTTGGCTTTATCCACTTACCACTTTCATCATGGACTAACAGCATAAGTTTTTCACCATCATAGGAGTTGTCATCTGTATTTTTCCAGTCAATAGTGGTATCAAGACCCGTAAGCTCTTCATTAACACTATCGTACATATTTTTCTTTGTAATCTTAGATGCTGGTATCCTAAAGGCTAGTTCAGTCTTTGGTTTATCCATACCATCCTGTATGGGTTTAAAAAAGAACGGAAGTCTATTAGATATAGGAACTACCTTATCGGTAAACATCTTTTTAGAATCCGCTCCAGTTTTTGATAATATGCCTACCCTAGAATCTTTTGCTAATGTACCTGCGTTTACACACTCTGAAGAACCCATAAATGAAAACCCTGAACGTCTAATCTTTAAATATATCATACCAAAGGCTCGCTTATCTGCTTTACACGCTTCCCAAAAAATATAAAATATTCTGTTAGCCTCTCTATAATCTGGATAACCTACATCAATTGCTGACCATTGTAGATACATATAATGTGAGCCAGTAATGTAAGTTGGTTTTCCATTATTCATAAACCAATGCCCTTCTTCCCTATTGTCAAATTCAGACTCTATATAATCTACCCATCTTGATTTAAAAGGAGTAGGCATTTCGTTCCATTGAAATATAGAATATATTCTTGACAGCTCCTTTGGGAGTTCTTGTCTTTCCCAATATTGCTCTGATATATTCTTAGACCTTGAGAAACAATCCTTAGGAAGTACGGGTAAACCTATTTTAAGACCTGATATTTCTACAACATCTCCGAGCGTACCATTTTTAGAAATGCAAACAAAGTCATACTTGTCGTTATATCCATACTCCCAAGTCTTAGCTCTGTTTTTATTAGCTAAAACACCTTTGGGTATGTATCCTTCTAAAACTTTGTAGATGCTACTTTGAGCGTCTTTCTGCAAATCCTTGTTTTGTTTCAACTTTAGCGTCTGTGTTATTTGATAAGTTTATATTCTCCTGCTCCTGGTCTATCTTATTTAATATGTCAAAAGCATCAAATACAGCCAACTTCTTTGTAGCTGCTGCGTTCTTTAATCTATCTGCCGCAATCTCATCTTCTGGGTCGTGCTTTATAATATCTTCTTTAGCAACTTTAATAAGCTGTTCTACAGCTTTTCTTCCCGCTTCAATTATTTTTATCTTGAGTTCTTCTGATTTCATTTTGTTTTATTGCGTTATCTAAATGAGCTTTCTCCCAGTGCATTCTATAATCATAACCGCCAGTAAACATTTCATTACACTGACTACACTTAATAGCATGTTTCATAAACACATTGTAATATGGTGGTCATACATTCTATATAGCTTTTGACCATCTACATTAAATTCATATTCAGTATCTGGTCTAAAGGTAACTAAATCGCCTTCTTTTATGCCATGCTCCTGTAATGTTTTATTTATATATTTTATTTTACCCATGAGCGGCTCTTCGGCAAAAGGCTTGTGTATATAAGACTCAGTAACTGGCACTGGCTCTACAAAACAATACTTATCATGGCAATGCCATTTATTGTTTTTATTATACATATAAAACTGCTGATTGTCTACAAAAAACAAATCATCCATGAAAAAACTTTTACCGCTCTGTTGCCTGCCCTTCATGTCATTGTAAAACTTAAAAACATTATGGTGTACTAAAAGAGTATCTCCTGGCTCTATTTCTCCATCGTATCCTAGGGGAGTAGAAACAACAATAGCCTCTCTGTTAGAAGCTATGTGGTTTTCTTCTGAAGTGCTAGTTATAAAATCAACCCCACCTATTTCTTTTGAGTTATTGTATCTTTTACCCTTTGTAGGTTTTACTATAAAATAAAAAGGTGACCTCATTAAAAGTTTATATTATATTCTAAAGAAATTGGCATACTTGAATTAAACTCTTTCCATAAAAATATTTCATCTTCTTTTTGAATCCATATTTTTATTGAGCCTTTCTGCTCGTCTTCTTTTATTAAATGAATGCTGTGTGAACCTCCTAGTATTTCTTGTCCTACAATATAGTGCATTGCGCTAGACTTATAGTCTGGACCTATTGATATCTTTCTAATATGCATTGTATTAAATTTATTAATACAAATATATGAATTATTTACCTGGAAGTTTTACTCCTATCTTATCTGCCGTTCTCGCTCCGAAATATCCGCAAAGGACCCATGTTAAAAGAGAGGCTGTATCTGAGGTGTCTAATCCCATATACCATCCCCCAACATAAGCAAGTACTAACACTACTAGAGTTAGCGGCCTTACATTTCTAGCAAGCCAGCTCTGGCTTCCAGAGTCTGCAACCCAACGTCTAGTAACACCATCTATTTCAGCGCGCTCGAGTCTAAGTTTTTCAAGAGCTATTCTTTTGTCTCCTTCACTAAGCTCGTTGTTTCCGCTGATAAGCTCTGAGATAACATTGCCTGGAAGTATAGCATCACCAACAATACCTAGTATTGAAGGCGCTTTCTCAATGAGAAACCTTCCCACACCTGTTTCTTTAAACGGTTTTTTTTCTTTACTCATATCACTCGATATGTAGTTTTACCATTTGTTCGCTCTGCTCTTAGGCAGCGCTTTCTGTTTTCATCTGGGTGGACATAGCTTACATGAATCCAATCTGGATTAGTGTCGTCACCAAACTCCCATATGAGTTGGTCAAAGCTTAAATTATCTTTTATATACTTATACATCTCAGCATTTGTTTTATGACCAAGTGTATCATCTAGGTCAATCGCTCGACCCTCACAATGTTGCGAGCGTGAACTTCCACCGATAGCTCGGTTCAATTCTTCGCATCTGTAAAAACTGTTGATTCTTATAGGGCCACCTACATATTTTCTAAGAGGCTCGAAAACATTAACGCCAATGTTTACCATATTAGTAATTTGGTAATCATCGGGTGTGTTTTTAATTCCTAAACGGGTTGCGGTATTAGATTTAATACCTTCTTTATACGATATATGTTCACTTATTCTTTCCATACATTAAGTACCATTTATGGATTGTGTATCCAATTGATACTAAAAGTAATAAAATTTTTAGTATTACGTCTATCTGCGTCATAGAAACTCCTAAGACCAAACTATTTATGCCTAATATTTTTATATCGTTAAAGTTCATTTTTATTTGGTTTTACGATGTGATATATCACATCAATATCCAACAATGCGCTATTTGTTTGTATATATTCCATTATTCTACTAATAAATCCCAACTTTGATTTGTTTCATTCCATTCATATAAATTATCATCTTCTGGCCTTGCCACTGGAGATTGCCAATCAAAATTAGAATCTAAAACCCAGCTATTAAAAGGTTGAGGTGATATAAAAACATCGTTTAAAGGGTCATATAAATAACCTATTCCTGCATATTGTTTTCTTAAATTATTATTATAAGAGGTTTGAATCCATGTGGCGCTCTCTATATTGTTATTTAAAAAGTCTAACCCTAACTGTTCTTGCTCTATTCCCTCTGAATCTAATAATATACTATTATTAACTTTAGTAACATAAACAACCGTGTTATTTGAATCTATTTTCGCAAAATGTGCCATTATATTGTAAAATTATAATTTAAAACTATTCTTATATCTTTTGTTGGCGTTGAACCGCTATGCCATATATCTCCATTAAAAAATACAGCCCTACCTTTTTTTGGTGAAATTATTTTTTTAATATGATTTTCTTTCAAATCATTTATAGCATCTTGGTTTTCTGTGTTATAATGATTTATACTCAATCCTTTATCATAAAAAACTGTATCGCCATCTATACCACAAACATAATACAATAATGAATGATGAGGAATGTGTTTGTCTAAATGAGGTGATTGAATATGCGACTTGTTTCCATTAGGCAATTGCATAAAAACTCTTCCTTCAATTATTTTTTTTGGCAAAATATTTTTGCTCCCCAATATATGATATAATGGAAATAAAAGAGCAGATGAATGCTCATTTAATGTATTCTCCTTAAAAAATGTTTTTCCAAATCCCATTTCATTTTTTCTAAAGGGCGGTATACCTGTAGATAAATTACCACAAAATTCTAATGGATAATATTTATCAGTAGGAATACTACTTTGTAATTTTTCTACACCTGTAATATAATTTAAAATATAATTTTGATATATTTCAGGTATAGCGTTATCTATAACTTTTATCATTTAATGAGTGTAAGTTCCAGAACCAGTCCAATGTATTACAGTATCATTGCCTACAGATGTAACAGTAGGACCTCCAGTTACTGAACCACTATATTGTGATGTAGGTATTATCAAAAATGCACATCCTGAACCCCCTGCACCACCAGTATATCCACTTTGTGAAGGGTGTCGATTTCGACCAGTCCCACCGCCACCAAGACCGTTAGTTCCATCGTTTCCA